GGTCAGACTTACTTGACGGAGCAGCTTGGACAGGAGGGTCTACGGGATCGATAGACATAACTACAGTCTGGCCTACAGGGTACGATACAATCGTTGCTTTGGCCGCTCACAATGGTTTCCTGGTGATCTTTGGGCGCAACTCTATTGTTTTATATGATGGAGCTGAAAGCCCAGCAAGCATGACCCTCGCGGATACTATCTCTAATGTGGGCTGTGTTTCCAGAGATGCCGTAGTATCTACTGGTAAAGACTTAATATTCTTAGATGATTCTGGTGTTCGTAGCCTAGCTAGAACAATTCAAGAGAAGTCAGCACCAATTGGTGATATATCTAAGAATGTAAACAATGATATTAAATCCCTCTTTGCGGCAGAGACAGGGAATATCAGCCTGCACTACTCTCCGCGTGAGGCGTTTGTGTTGCTGAACTTTCAAGAATTAGCTGTAGTGTATTGTTTTGATACACGTTTCCCATTACAAGATGGTAGCTACAGGGCGACTACTTGGTCGCATATTAACCCATTAATCTTTGCTAATACTGCTGTTGAAGATTTATACATTGGCAACAGTGCAGGTCTGGCTCAATACACAGGCTTTAATGATGGGACTAGCAGCTATTTATTAAGTTATTTTAGTCATCCTTTGAGCTTTGGTGACACGGCTAATTTAAAATTCTTAAAAAAGATTAACTTAACTACCTTTGATGGAGCAGAAGCTACTGTTGTGTTGAACTGGGCATACGACTATTCAGGCGCATACAAGAAACAAGCGTATACTTTGCCAGCATCTAATGTGGGACAATACAATATCTCTGAATTTAATACGACAGCGGAGTATTCTTCTTCCATTGCTTTAATAAAACGAAAGAAAATTAATACGTCAGGACAGGGTACAGTAGTAGCCGTTGGCGTAGAAACTACAGTTGATGGCAAGACAATTGCCTTGCAAGAAATTAATATTCAAGCCCTAATGGGAAGGATTGTGTAATGTCTAACTACACGAAGATCACGAACTTCGCTGCCAAAGACGCTATGGTTAGCGGTAACCCCGCTAAAGTAATTAAAGGTGTTGAGGTAGGGGCTGAGTACGATGCAATTGCTGTAGCAGTAAACAGTAAATCAAACTCTGCATCTCCTACATTCACAGGAACAGTAACCGCAGCTAACCTAACGGTGAGTGGTACGTCTACGTTTGGAACTATTGATGGAGGTACTTACTAATGGCCTGGTATGACGGTTTAATTGGCGGCACTACAGGAGGTTTACTCTCTGCTATAGGTAGCGCAGCAGCTCAAGAAAAAGCAATTAGAGATATAGAAAAATTTGGTGAGCGCGATGTCAAAACAGTATATGGCGATATGCCTCCTGTTGCAGCTACTGGCGGATTAATGGGTGAGATTAGCCGCCAATCGCAGTTCAAGCCATTCGGTGTTACTACTCCTACAGGGAGCCAGGCCTCTATAGGAGCTACTGGCGGGTTAACTGCTACGTTAAGCCCTGAAGAGCAAGCCTTGCAAAATCGATTGCTAGGGTTTAGCTCTCAAGCCTTTGGGATGCTAAGTGATCCAGCGCAAAGAGAGCAAGAGCAAACAGCACTTATTAATATGCTGACTCAAGACCCTGCGGCAAGAGCTACGCGAGAGCAGGAGATTATGGATAATCTCACAGCCTTGCAAGCACCCGAACAAGAGCGGCAACGCCTGGGATTAGAGGAGCGTTTGTATGGTCAGGGCAGAACAGGAGTTAGAACCAGCATGTTTGGGGGCACTCCTGAAGCTTTAGCATTAGAAAAAGCTATTCAAGAACAGCAAGCTGGATCAGCTTTAACAGCTATGGAACAAGCAAGAGCAGAGCAAGCTTTAACATCGCAGCAAACATTAGCAGGACTAGGAGAGCTACGAGGTAGAATGACCTTGGCTGGTGACTTAGGGCTACAAGCTATTCCAGGTGCGTATCAAGGACAGCAACAGCTCTTGGCTAATTTGCAGCCATCATTAGAAGCTGCAAGATTAGCGTCAGCTTTACAGAGCACAGGTTTAGGATTGGGAACAGGACTAGCAGAGTCTACTTTAGAAGCACAGCTTGGTTACTCAGCACTAGCTAATGCGCTACGTCAGCAGCAGTTCCAAGGGCTGTTTGACTTGTTGAAAGGTGAGCAAACTAAAAATTCTTCTTCGGGAGGAGCTGCTACAGATTCTTCTTCGGGAGGAACTGTTGCAGATCCTAACTTTAGGTTTTACGATCCAAACACTTATAAAAATGCTAATCTGCAAGATATCGGCAACATTGAAAATGCAGTTTCAAGTATTTTAGGGAGATAATCATGCCTATAAATATATCTACACTATTTGCAGATATCATTGATACTCCTGAACAACGCCAGGAGAAACTGCTACAGCAAGGACAAATGCAAGGGCGTTTGCTTGCATCAGGTCTTACAGGTCGGGCTAGAGCATTAGCTCCTCTTGCTCAAATGGCAGGTCAGCTAGGTGTGCAGCGTAACGAAGACATCCGCAGGGCAGTACAGCCTATGATTGGGATTGATCCAAGGACTACTGGCGAGAAGCTGCAAGAAGCATTAAGCAAAGTGGACACTTCTACTCCCGCGGGAATGTTACAAGCAGCAAACATGGTTCAGTCTATAGACCCGCTTCGCGCTGCTACCTTGCGTCAAGAAGCCGCAAGATTAAGAACTGAAGCAGAAGACAGAGACCTTACTCGCAGAACGCAAGAAGCAAGTTTGAGAGCTTCTGGATTGCAAGAAGCAAGTGCTGGCTTGCAAATCTCTGAAAGAGGTCAAGCTGTTATTGATGCGCAGAACTACAGAGACAACTTGCCTACATTAGCAACAGCAGTTAGAAAGCTCGGCTCAGAGTACGAAGCTATAGCAACTGGAATTGAAAACGGAGTGCTTGATCCAAAAGACGGGATGCGTGACGTTGCCTCTATCCAATCCGCACAGTTTAGAGCAACACCTAAATCAGAATTTAAACCAATCCCCGCAAACCAACGCGATGGTTACTTAGAGTTAGCTAGAGAGCGACCAGTATTAAAGAAAATGCTTGAAACAAAAGGTTGGTGGGGTGGTGGTGATCCAGACGTAAGCGAAGCAAGGCTCTTAGAACTTGCGGGAAAATTTAGCTCAATGCCTAGCAACATAAACAAAACTCCAAGCGAAATCTTGGAGTTGGTCGAAGCATCTATTACTACCGGTACTGGAGCAGACTTATTAGAAGTAGATATTGAAGAGATGGCGCAAGATATAGCAGGAGAGTCTTCATTAAACGACAATCCCGAAGCCGCAGAAGCAGCGGCTCAAGCGGCTGCCGCTCAATTAGCAGGGACTGCACCTGCTTCTCCTCAGTTCCCTGACACGATTAGTAAAGAGGATGCCGCTAAGTTAGATGAAGTTCCTGTAGGTTACACGCAAATGACCAGCGGCTTGTTAAAACTTACTAATTTAAACGCAGCGGAGCAAAACGTCACAGATCAAAACAATGCAGCGATTCAACAGTTAGTGGTTGAAGAATACAAAAGAATAAAACCTAAAGGCTCGGCGTTTGATTCGGCAGCAATGTCACAAGCTAGACAGAATGTAATGGCTCGTCAACAATAGTGGTGAACTAATGGCAGATTTATCTACACTCAGCAAAGCTGACCTTGAGCTTATCGCTGCTAAAAAGTTTGATGAGATATCTCCCGAAGCGCAAGCAGTCTTAAATATGAGCTTCCCGTCAAAAGAGCCATCTGCATTTGATAAGTTTGCTTATGCTTACGAATCTGCTGACACAGACCTTGGCAATGCTTTAACGTATCTTGCAAGCGAATTCCCAATGGGGAAGATAGGGATCAACCTTCGCGAAGGCCTGACTTATACGCCGCCAGAAGAAATTTATGGCAAGCAATACATGAACTCTTCGCCAGATGTTAGACGAAGGGTAATGGAGCGAACAAAAGAAATTCAACTACAACAAAAATATCCTGAAGCATCTCAACAAGAAGGCATGGGAGGTGCGGCAGGTATTGCGGGTACGATTATTGGCTCTTTAATGAGTCCTACTACTTTGATTCCTGTATCCAAGGCTTATCAAGGATACAAAGGCTTGGCTGTTGTAGGTGCTGCATTTGGCGCAGAATACAGCGCGTTAGAGCAGCTTGCCAAAACCGGAGAAGTAAACCCACAGGAGCTTGCATCTGCTGCTGCGCTTGGAGCAATTGCCACTCCCGCGACATCTGCTGTAATTAAAACGCTTACTCCTGCTACGCGAAAAGCGTTAATTAAAAGAAACTCACCAGAAGCAAAAACAAAAGCAGACAAACAGTTTGATGACATTGAAGAAATTGTGTTTGAGCAAAGAGCCGCAGGAGTAGAAAACTTAGATGAAATAAATACCACCGTTCAAAATAGATTAGGCATTGATCAAGCACAGCTTGATGAAATATTAATCTTGTCTGACAGAAAGCTACAAGTTCCTTCAGTTGCAAATGCCAAAATGGTTATTGAGGCGCGAGCAGCAAACATTGCGCCATCAGCAGCAGCGGGAATGTCTAAAACAGCAGAGAATTTTTTAGGAGTCATATCTACAGGCGTTAAAAACATTAGCCCTAAAGCGCATTCATTGCTTGTTAAAACTGATTACAATATTGCAACCGAATCTTCTAAATATTTGGAGCAAGTTAAACCCCTGACTCAAGTGCTAGACAAAATGAGCAAGACTGACGCTCGCTCTGTGGCAAGAGATTTAGCCAACGGTGAGTTTGATAACGCTGTGTCTAAGATGAGCAGGTACGATACCAATAGCTCCGATTACATGAAAGCTGCCAGGGCAACGCTAGAGGATATTCACAAAAGATTAACCAAAGAAGCAGGGTACGAAGACCTTGGTTATGTGGAAAATTATTTCCCCCGCCAGTTAAAAGATTACAAAGAGTTTCTTAAATCAATTAACGCTACAGATAAGAGCCAAATTGATCGAGCCTTCGCGGCAAAAGCAAAATCACTAGGGCTAAAATCAGCAGACGACCTTGGTTCTGGTGATAGAGTTGATATTATTAATCAAGTCATGCGCGGAAGAAAGCCAATTGTGGTAGATGCAAAGCCCGGATTTACTGGGAAAAGAGCTGTAGGCAAAATTGACGACAGGCTAATAGAGCAATACCAAGACCCGAAGACAGCATTAAATTCTTACATCATGAAATCGGTTAACGATCTGCACAAAAGAAAGTTTTTTGGCAGAGGCTCTACTGTAAAAGATACAGGAGTTCAAGAAATAAACCTTGCAAATTCTATTGGCGGATACTTAGATGACGCTGTTGCTAAAGGCGAGATGGCTGCGGATGACATGGGCAGAATGGCAGAACTTCTTGAGGCAAGGTTTGGTTTAGGCGAAGCCAGTGCAAACAAAATCAATCAAGCGTTTAGAAATATAGGCTACGTCACCACCCTGGGGAATCCGTTTTCTGCTTTAACACAGATTGGCGACATTGGAATGTCTGCTTATATAAATGGGTTTAAACATACAATTTCTTCTATGCTAGGACGAAAAAACGTAGATATTTCCGATCTAGGACTAGACAAGGTGATTGGGCAAGAGCTTGCGACTGTAGGCAAGACCGCAAAATTGCTAGACAAAACTCTGGTAGCAGTGGGATTTAAGGCCATTGATAAGCTAGGAAAAAACACTTTAATCAATTCATCTTTTAGAAAATTTAAAGG